GAATATGGACTGATCTTCTTAGAACGAGCCATATATCGGATGAGCTACACAGGCTCCCCGCTTTTTTTCCAATTTGACGCTATTTCTCGCACATTAGGCTGTCTGTCTGGTGGCTCAGTGGCTCAGTTTGGCGGGTTTACGTACTTTTTGGCTGATGATGGCTTCTATGTCTGCGATGGACAGAGCTTTACGAACATTGGCGAGGAAAAGGTAAACCGCTGGTTCTTTGACCGGGTATCCAGAACAGACATTAAGCTAAAGATTTCTTCTGCTGTTGACCCAATTAGGAAGCTTGTCTTGTGGTGCTATCCACAACAATCTGGTGGTTACAGTATTTTGGCCTACAGTATCCCGTTAAAGCGCTGGTCACACATTGACACTACTGCGACATCGGTGGCTTCTCTGCTTTCGGCTACCGTTACGCTTGAGCAGCTTGATAATTACTCTGCAAGTCTGGATGCTTTGCAGGTTTCGCTTGATGATCCGCAGTGGGCTGGTGGTCAGTTGATTTTGGTTGGCACGACAGGCGAGAAAGTTATCACTTTTGGTAATTCAAAGAAGACTGCTTCGGTGGTTTCTGGCGATATTAGCAATGGCAGGTCTACGATTACCTTGGCAAAGCCGATTGTTGATGGTGGCAGCGCTTCTGTAGCGGTTGCAAGCCGTGATTTGCTCTCAGATCAAGTCTTATTCGGTGATTTGGTGGCTGCTGACTACGAAAACAGGGTTTCTCTGCGCTCAAATGGCGAATATCACAGGGTTAAGGTAGTTCCAAGTGGAGATAACTGGGAAACTGTTGTCGGAACAGAAATAGAAATATTCCAGCAGGGTACTCGATAATGCAATTTCGTACATTACCGCCATTTGGAGGCGATCAACGGGCTGTATCTGAGGTCGTTGGCAAAGTTAAAGATGTGGCAACAGTATTTGCATTCAGGAAGATGCCGTTAGACGCAGCAAAAGAAGCTTCGTAAGCAATATCTGAGGCATCGCCATAAACAGCCTTAGAGGCAGGATACGTTACGAATACATCTTTGCTATTGGCTGCAAAGTTGATAGCCGCTGTTGTGCCTGAGCTATTGGATAGGATCGTATCCCGTGAAAGGGTAGTGCCACTGGATGTGTATGTGCCAATGCCGACTTCCCAAGTTCCAGCAGTCGCATCAACAATGGCATAGTAAGTTGTGTTCCCGTTACCAACATCAGCAAACGAGCGAAACCCTGACGAAGCACCAGCCAACGTCAGAGTACCCGTACCAGATGTCGTACTGGTCTCTTTTATCCTATCTTTGACAACAAGAGGCATTATTTACCCCTTATGCCAAAGTCACACTCAGGCTACCGATTGCAATCTTGAAAATATCGCCGTTTTCAATGGTCTTGGATGTGTCCAAAGCCGTGTGATACAGCAGATTACCGCTAGTAGAAGCATCAAGGATACCGATCCAGCCTACGGTTCCCCATGATCCTGTGGCTTGCGGGAACTCAACCGCAGCACTGTTGGTACTAACGCCATTGCTGGGAGCGCCAAAAGTAACAGCAGTACGAGCATAAGAACCACCAGAGACTTCTGTACCAGTATCAGCATCTGTAGGATCGCTTGTGTAAAGGCCGACATAAACCGTTGCTGGGCTTGTGTAGCTGGTGTTACGGAGAGTAGCGTTAATCAGCGCATTCTCAAGATAGTTCGACATTTCTGCCATGATTTACCTCACGTTATAAGACATTGACATAGGCTGACCACTGTACTCACTTGACTGGTCAGATGTATTGATTGCAGTGATTGCACGTTCATACAGAGCAGCCCAAGTCTGAACCCTTGCATCATTCATCAGATACGGCTCTGCCTCAGCCAAAGACGCATACAGCAGCGCATCAGGGTAATTTGCAAGGAATACGTTAGAAGCAGTGCTGTCACTCAATACGGTAGGCTTACCGTAGTACAGCATTTGCAGTGTGTATGATGTGTCTGGAATCGGGGCTAGCTGCATCTCAGAGCCCAATACCGTGTAATCCACAGGCTTACCACTCTCAGTAGCCCTAGAAGTCTCGTAGAAGCTGTTAGGAGCCTTGTAGCGCAGGGTTGTAACTGGAGTCGTGTTGAGATGAATATCACGCATCTCTAGGAAGTCTGTCGGTAGCCCAACAGTTGAATCACCGCCAGTCGTTGAGGCCGTAGCCACAACCAGCATCTGACGGGTTCTAATATCTCGCTGTAACCGTGTCTCAGCTAGTCGGATAAAGTCAGGGATAACCGACGTTAGATCGCTACGAGCAAGGTAATTTGCTATCGTAGTCTTTAGTTCCGAGTAGCTAGTAAACGCCATGTTATTCCTCTAATTGCTCAAAATCTTTCCAGCCATACTCGTAAGTACCAATGTGCCGGATGTGCATTGATAACTCGTGGTCTACATACGTCTGGAAGCCCTCAGAACCGGCTTTAACGCAGAAATAGACATCCTCACCACATACACCACTACTGCCCCAGCCAGCATCAAACCAAGGCCTTCCTGTCTTCTCAAACACCTCTTTGCGGATCATCACAGCACCAAAGCCAACCGCTGTCACTTCCTCAATCCCTTGCTTGCCGCGAGAGTCTATGTTCTCCCACTTATGCACCAAGGTTTCACCATCCATATACTTCGTCATCAACTTAGCCGTAGGTGTTACCGGCTTGCGTCTTGTCGTAGCATTCACCCCAACAATCGGCACGTCACGACTTAGCAGAATTGTAATTATGTCAGGCGGGAATCTCATGTCACTGTCAATAAACAGGACAGCATCACAGCCTTCCTTTAACGCAACTTCTGCCAACTTCTCACGCTGGTCAAAGATCAAGGTTCCCGGCATTGTGTAAAGGCTTAGTCCACCTTTACCGTCCTTGCATCTAACGGAAGCATCGTGTGCTGCCATCTTTGCAAAGTCAAAAGCAAAACCTGTATGAACCTCATCCCGGCATGGTACACAAACACCAACTCTCATATTGTTCCTCGATACGTTTTCCAAGCAGCATTATCAGGATCGTTCAGCCATCTAGCAAATCCCACATCATCAACGATTGTAAAGCCCTTCATAATCCCTTTTTGGTTTAATACATCAATCACCGTAAAGGGTATTCTGGCTACATGGTGCAACTCATTGAGCCCACCTGTTCGTTGCTGATCGTAGAAAAGCTGTTGCTTATTGGCTTCTACTATCTCGCTTACATCCTGTTTAGTCTCGATAACAATACCACCGTCACCGTCTTCGTATGCTGTCTGAGTCCGTATCGGAGTACTCATAAATTCCTTAGTTGTAGGTAGCCCCCACCGTTAGGCAGGGGCTATTTGCTACTTAATTACAGAGAGAAATCCAAGTCAGCCACGATGCCATGAGCAGCCTCGTTCTTGATCTCAAGAGTAACTTCAGCCAGAAGCTGAGTGTTCTCGCTATCGCCAGTCTTAGCCAGATCATTAGTCTGGAAAGGACGCAGATATGCCAGAGCAGCGTACTCAGGATCCAGCACCAGAGCATCGCGGGTACGCATGAAACGGTTAGGAACAACCGACATAGTACCGAAGTCAGACATATAAACGTCAGCAGCACCGATAATGGTGGTAGGCGTATTCGAAGGAGCCATGTAACGCTGTGCAGCGATACCAGCAAACGACGATGTTTTCTGCTTACCAGCAGCGCCAACCATCAGAATCTTAGGCGAACCACCAGAGACAAATACCTCTGCAACAACTTCTTTCAGCAGAGTCTCGGTGAAAGTACGCTGTGTACCGTCAGTACGAGTCGATACGCCGATAGTTGCAGGATCAGAACCACCCGAACCAACCGAGCTATTAGTCTTGATCCACGACAGCAGCGAACCCAGCTTACGGGCAGTTGTCGAAGTACCAGCCGAACGACCCTGATTAGCCAACAGGATGGTTTCCAGATCACGCTTGAGCTCAGAAGAAGCCTTAGCCAACTGATAAGCCTTTTCAGACTTACGACCAGCCTTGTTCACTGCATCCAGAGTACCGGAAACCTGAACAGTCTTCTGAACGATCTGTGTGTAGTTACCCAGACGAACGGTAGGAGACAGGGTTGCGGAGCTTGCATCAGCGCCTTCAACAGCAGCGTTAGCAGTGGTAGCAGCAGCCAGCGAGTCAGTCTGCCACTCGTGGTAAACAGCAGTAGCTTTAGTCTTGCCAATAGAAGACATGAAAGGTGTCTCAGTTGGCGAGATGTCATAGATGATGTCGGTCAAATCTTCGCGCTGACCAATAGCGCTGTGTGCGGTAAATGTTGCCATGATTAACTACTCCTATAAGAATTTCTCAAATGCTCTTGCGGCATCAGCGACCCTTCCGGATTGCTTTGCGCGCGCCTTTAACTTACGCAATTCCTCGCTCTGGCTATCACGAGGCTGAGAAACACCCGACTTAATTACCTTCGGAGCTTCACTAACCTTCTTCGTTATGCCCGGCTTTGCAGACTGTAACTTGTCGTACTGCATTGCCTTGTATAGCGTCAGAACTGCCCGCGAATCATAAACATTCGCTAATTCACCATCAGAGAAACCAGCCTTTAAGCCAAACTCCCGTAGCTGCTGCCTGATTGTTTCACCCTTCTGCGGATCAGCATACTCAGGAATCGCCTCTGCTAGCTTACGAGCTTCGGCCTGTACTACATGACCAAGCTGCTCCTGACGTTCCATTTCCTGCTGCTGTGCAATTCGCTGACGTTCGGCCTGAACTTGAGCTAATTGCTTTTCCCGCTGAGAGAGTTCTGCAACCTTAACAGCGTACCCAATAGGATCATTCTCTTTAAGGTAATCCAGATTCTCCTCTTGCGGCTGCTGGTTGAGCATCTGCTCTATAACCTGCAACCTGTCCGCATACTGATCTCGAAGTTGTCTAGCTTCATCGATACGCTGGCGCTCTGCTTCAACCGCCTTGCGTTCCTCAGCTACGGCTTGCGATTTCTTTGTATAGTCTGTGCCAAGTTGATAAGACTTGATTAGCTCGTCTAGGGTTACCTCACGTTCCTCACCAGCGGCTTTAACGCGGTATTTCGGAGGCTCCTCTTGCTCATCACTTCCATCATCTTGTTCTACCTCTGACTCGTCTGATTCATAAGATTCAGGCTCATCAGATTCGGCCTCGCTATCGTTGGCTTCGGTCTGTGCTTCAGGTTGTTCCGGTTCGGAGCCCTCGTCACTGCCCATAAGACCCAAAATAGCGTTAGCTGCACCACCTACAGTTAACTCCGCATTTCCCGATTCGGGAGTCGTGCCTTGAGTATCGCTCATATATCTTTCCTAAATTATATCGGGAACCGCCCGATTCGGGTTACAAAATCTTTAACCGCTTCTCATCTATGAGCTTCTGAGAAACGAGTCCCTCTAAGTAAGTCTCTATCAATTCCAATGCCCTAAGCTGCATATAAGCGTTTTCACGTACCTCTTTATCGTTCATATCGCTCATTGCAAACTTGTTAATCTCTACCGAGCGTAGTTCCTGCATCATCTCTTGGAACCACTCATCTCGTAGCATATGTTCAGCCCATGCTGATTTATCCATTACATAACCTTATTCAGATTGCCAAGCTCACGGATTGCCTTTAAGACAATATCGGCTTGCTTGTTACGGGATTCCTCGTCAGCAATGTCCATAGCCAGAACAGCCTGAAGCTGCTTCACCGCAAGCTCTGCTTCCCTTAGACGCATATCTGCCGCATCGTTCTGCTGCTTCATCTGGAGTTCTATACCTTTACGGGTATATTCTGCCTCCAATGTCTGACGCTCCAGATCCAACTTAGCCGCATCAATCTGAGCCTTGGCCTGAGTCTTCTCACGCTCTACCTGCGCCAACATTTGCGCCACTTCTGCC